AGCAGAACGAACAACGAACTTGCTGAAGTCAGCCGCGAGCAATGTTTTCTTGCCAGTCGTGATTGCTGATTCCATATCGTTGTTGTAGTATAGGTTGAATCCGAATAGTTTGTCCGGCTGACCCGCTTCCATCGATGGGATGAAGATTGGGAAGTCATTTGCAGAACCAAGACCTAAAGCACGAATTGCCGCGATAACGCTATCGTTTGCCATCAAACCGAATGTTGGCTTGTTGCGGTACGATGGGTCAATTGAATGGATAAGGTCCAAGATATCGTCAGCAACGATTGCCGTTGCAGATGCCGCGGTGTTTCCTAAAGATGCACCCGTGATGATACCTTGTGGCTGGCTTGAACCAGTTCCAGTTGTGAATGCCGCGTTTGTTGCGCGTGCGATTCTTTCGCCCATTGCTTCAGCAAGGAATGCGTTCAAATCGAATGCGTTGTCTTGCAACAATTGCATTGAAACGCGAACTTGCGATGCGTAGTTGTAAGCAGACAATTGAGCGTTTGCGAATGTCATATCTTGAACAGTGACGGCCGCCGCTTCAGCAGTTAAACCAGCATCCGTTGCCGTGTCGTTTATTGTTGGATAATCCAACAATGCGCCACCCGCAGTGTTCAATTTTTTAGCTAAACGCTCAACCTCACCAGTGAACAATGTCGCCATGTCCAATTCGTTGCTGAAATCTTGTGGTACTAAGAAACCACCTAAAGAATCAGTTCCAGCGATTTGCGTGCTTGTTCCACGTAATTCACCCATGATTGAACGCTCGTTTGCGTTCAAAGAACCCATTCCGTTGCGTAGGTATTTTTCGAATGCACCTTTGCGAGTTGCTTTTGGAGCCGCTTCACGAACTTCAGCGTTTGCCGCCAATTCTTTCTTCATCTCGGCAGTGCGCTCGATAACGTCGATTTGGTCTTTGATGCTTCTTGCATCCGCTTCCATTGCGTCGAATTTCGACTTTTCTTCGGCGTTCAAAGAACGTCCTTCTTTTTGTGCCGCGTCAACGATTGCCGTTGCGCCTTTGATTAGTTCCGCGCGTTGTCCGCGGAGTTCGATGTTTTTCATCGTTTAGAAATTTAGAATTTTACTTTTATACAAATAAAGGTTGGAATCTTCTTCCTTTGTTTCCACGACTTCGGATTCGGTATTCTCTACCGATGCCGCTTTCGCTTCTTCTTTGGGTTCCGTTTCCAAATCGCGCTTCAACTCCGATGTTGCGTCCGGATAAGCCGGTTGGCTTACGGGACTGACATCGAGTAAACGTGATACTTTTTCAATGATTCGGTAGGTTGTTCCATCGCGTTGTTCCCATCTATCTTGTTCGATTAGGAAAGCGAATGAACTTTGATTGACGTCGCCGCGCTTCATCAATTCCGCTAAATCATTGGCATATGTTGTGTTCGGTAAATCAACCTCATAAAACAAACCGCGTTTGTCCGTGCTGATTCTTAATGTGCCACTCGACACACGTCCCAACAATAAATTTTCATCGTGGTTAAAATAGGCACGAACGTCGTTGTCCATTACGCCGTCAAACGCACCCGTTGCAATTTGTTCGTAGAAACCACCCATCCATTCGGAATCCGAATTGTAAACGGCGGCATAACCACGAATTGTGTTTCCATTTTGTTCCGCGCTTTCCATTCGGAATTCGCGTTGTTCTTTTACGACCGAAGACTTGCGAACCTCGGCGTCGAATTTTTCTAATGTGCTGAATCTATGGACAACGTTCAACACTGGTTTGCGCTCAACGTATGCGTCGGATTCTGAATCGTAGCGGTAAATTCTAATCAATGCCGCCGGGTCATCCTCGGTTCCTTTGACGATGAATCCGGAATCCGCTTCCACTTCGCCGTCTTTTTCAACCTTAATGATTCGGCCATAAGCATTGCCGCCCGATGAGTTCCAACGCACAAAGTCACCAACCGCCAATTCGTTTGGTTCTGCTCTTTCGTTGACGAGTACACCGCGAACGCTTTCCACAACGGACGCGTTGTTGTCGTAATGTTTGACGATGTCGAGTGATTTGATTTTCGCAATCTTTTCTTCATCGCTACCCATTGCAAAAACGCGTTCTTTTTCAATGCCGTTTGCAATCGCGAACCCTTGTAAATATTCCGCATCATTGCGCGCGCTGATGATATAAATTTCCGAACCCTTCGATTTTTCTTCTTCTAAATAAGCACGACCAATGTCATTGTTCAATGTGCCATCAAAATCAAAAGAAACGCGTTCGGTATCTTGTTCGCTTGACATCTCACCTTTGCCGAATGTGATGACGATTTCCTCATCGGTTTCAACAACGGATTTGATATGCCGTTCGTTCTTGCTTTCGCTTTTATCTTCTTTCATTTTTTCAATCGTTCTTTTTGCCCAATTCAACATTGGGTCGCCACCCCACGCGGCATACATAATCGAACCACAAATTTCTTTTCCATCCTCATCGGTGAAACGACCTTGGTCGTATGTTTTTGCACGCGATAAAAACGAAAAGGTCCGAACCAAAACATCGTCGGAAATTGCGTCGCCACTTGCTAATTGATTGGCACGTTGCCAGCCGACGGGTGTGCCGCAATCGGTTCCGTTGTCCTCGCGGTGTTTTAACGCCTTTTTAGCGTTGTTCTTTGCCCCTTCGGGATAATCACTCCACGGCATCGCTTGCGTCGTTTTGCGGGCTTGCCACGTCAATCATATTCATTGGTTGGAGATATGCGTCACCATTTTCAATCGGTTCCATATTTTCCAATTTGCGCACATCGTTTGCACTAATCCATCCCCATTGACGTCCCTTTGTATAGGCTTCGTATCTTGAACGAATATCACCACGCAACAATCCGTCCATATTGAAACGGATGTAATATTCAGAATCACCGACAAACAACTTGCGATTGATTTCGGATTCCCAGCGTTTAACCCAAGGCAAAATCGTATTGCGTTGGAACATAATTCCTTGCTCTTCAACGTTGGCGCGCGTGCTTGAATTTTCCATTGAACCCAAATAAGCCAATGGCAAACGGAAGAAACGTGCGATATCTTCAACACCAAATTTCCGTGTGCTGATGAACTGCGATTCTTGTGGACTGATGGACATCTTTTCGACCTTCATCCCTTCTTCCAAAATAGCCGTTTTGTGGGCGTTATCCAATCCCGCGTTGCGTTGTGTCCACGAACGAATCAAACGTTTGTACGCTTCATCGCTAAGGCGTCCCGGATGTGTTAAGACTGCGGAAACGTTTGCGCCATTTCCAAAGAATGAACCACCGAACTGGTCGGCCGCTAATCCAAGGCCAATTGATTCACGTGCGGATTCAATGACCGACTTTCCAACAACGCCGTCGAATCCTAATCCAACCAAGTGAATCATTTCGGAATCGTCGAATGTTTCTTTTTCGTCTACTTGATAGAACTTTTCGTCTTTGTAAACTTTGACATCAACACGATTTGGTGAAATCGGAATCAACTGAATTGGATTCCCAGCACCATCGCGTTTGATTGCGATGAACGCGTTGCCGTGCAAACACAAATTTGCTTGACACGTTTCGCGGAATGTGAAATCCGTCATCATCGCATTTGGATGATGAATCAATTTATTGATTGGATGCGCTTCGGCATCGGTGACGATTCCGTCCGTGGTTTGCTTAACGCTCCACGGCAATGTTGCCATTGTTTCAGAAATAACACGAACGGCACCAAAGACGGCCGACAATTGCATCGCGGTGTTTTCCGTGACTGCAATGCCCGTTTTTGATTCGTTGTCGCTGAACATCCATTCGGCTGGGTTAGCCAATGATGTTGATGGGCGATTCGGATTGGAACGAAATGCGCCCAAAATGCGCCCGAATAAATTTTGATTTTCGGCCATTCGGTTGAAAATGATTGTACAATTCGGGGTCAATATACGTAATCATATGCAACAAAACAATGGCAAAAAAATGGGGACGTCACCACAACGTCCCCAACCAAACCAAACACCAATCGGGCAGAACGCCCGTGGTTCTTTAAATAGCTTTGTGAATTGCCGAATTTCTTTTCAAACGCTCGTTCAATGCTGAACGGCTGAATGAAACGTATATCGAGCATTCCTTCAATATGATTCCGGATGGTGTGATTGATTCCACCAAAAATTCTTTTCCCGTGCGCGTCATCTCGATGATGTCGCCGATTGATATGTCGTCAACTGGTTCCATGTTCGTTTTGTAATGTACGGAATCTTTTGTCGTTGTCGTGTAATACATAGGCGGAAAATTTATGGCGACCATTTCGGGCCGCCTTTGTTTTAAAAATTTCTAAAAAATCCCTTATCCGAATACCAGTTCGACCAATATCCGATGTGCTTTCCTTCTGAATCGTAGAAATTAACCATTCCGTTCATCTTTGACCCGTGGAATTTCATTTGAACGCAAGTTGGAAAAACTTCTTTCAACATTTTTTTTGCTTCTTTTCCGAATGTCTTTGTTGGTGTTTCGATTCTGAATTGTGTCATTGTGGTGTTTGTTTGGTCGTTGGTTCGTTCCAACACTTCAAAGATAGCAAAAAAACAATACAATCCACAAAACGTGAAAAACTTTTTTAATTATTCCCAACGTGTTCAACATCCGAACGCATCACGTTGATGATTTCGCCATTCAAAAGGATGCGCACAATGTACCCGTCGCCCGATTCTGCAATCCACGGCGTCATTCCACATTCAAACAATTGCATCGCCAATGATTGGGCATCTTTAATGTTCATCATAACATTCGTATTCCTTGCGATTCATATGTGGACGTTCCCGTCATATCCTTTCCTTCCATCGTCATCATCTCACCCAATGCCATAATCATTGCAATGATTCCGTCAATCTTGTCACCCGCTTTTGATTTGCTGAACTTTACATTCTCGGCATCGTCTTTTTTGGTGACCACATTGGCCGCCATCCATCGCATCATTCCGTGACCGCCATGATGCAACAATCGTTTCTTCACCAAGATTTCCGCATTCTTAATCGGTGCGGTCATAGATATAAAACCTTGGCCAAACGGGTCCATCTCAATACCAGCGTCGGTCAATTGTTGGACCAGTGAATTCGAATTCCATCTATCAAACGCAACGGATTGAATGTCAAAGATTTCCGCACATTCCTTGATTGTTCTTTCAATGACCGCGTAATCCGTGGAATTCCCTTCCGTCACAATCAGTTCGCCAGCACTCACGAATTTATCATAAGAACCACCCGTTTGATTCCGACGTCGTTCAACGGCGGCTTCACTGACAAACAATCGCGGCACAATCTTGATGGATTCGTCGTCCATTGGGAACGCTAAAACGAACGCGGTGACATCTTCAACCGCGGCCAAATCTAATCCGGCGTAGCATTTACGGCCACGCAATTGTTCCAAATCTACATTGCCCGCCGATTTCATCCACTCGTCATCAGTAATCCACGACGCCAATGAGTTGACCCACTGGTTCAAATGCAGTTGTCGGAATGCGATTTCCGATGACGGCAACGTCTTTGCCTCGCGCGCCATCTTTTCAAAATATTCGGGCTTGATGCTGATGCCGAAATTTGGGTTTGCTTTTTTCCAAATCTTTGGGTCGTGAATATCATCATCCGGGTCCGCCTCATATATAAGTGGCAAGAATGTATCATCCTCAATCACACCTTCATCAACACGTTTGCCATACGAATACAATTCATGACAAATGGAATTCGTGTCGAACACGCCCGCGGTTGTGATTGCAATCATCAAAGGTTGCGAACGCGCACCCATCGACGTCGCCATCACATCCCACAAATCGCGATTCTTCGCCGTGTGCAATTCATCGTAAATAACGCAATCTTCACCCCCCGAACCTAAATCCGGGGGGTTAACCACACGACGCATTCGCGCCGTGCAAAAGTCCCGCATCCGCGGCGACTGCTTTAAGGAACGAATTCGTTCCGTTTAACACAATTGAATTTTGAAACGTCTTGCAATTCTTTGTCAAGATTGCGGAGTTGCGAACCATTTGTTTGCACACCTCGAACACAATCTTTGCTTGGTCCCGTGATGATGCGCAACAATAGATTTCCGCACCTTGTTCTTTTTCAACAAACAA